TAAGGGGAAATACCGAATGGAACTAGATCATACCTTACACTTTGATCATTACTGCCAATAGGATCCTCAAAATAGCTAAAGGTAGCTTTAACCATATAAGGCGGCGGACGGCAAAGGGGGGCGTCAACAAGGCGGTCACCAACTAAGGGCCTGAAGGCTTTACCGGCGTCCGCACTATATGGGGATAGGTCTATATCATGGCTTCCCCAACCTAAATAATCTCTAACTTGAGGCTCAAGCCATTTCGAATACTGGGATAGGAAGGAGTATGCAACTGGGGTAATAATGGGGTTCTCGATATACCCACAGATTACATCATGATAGGTCAGAATCGAGGTGGCCTTCGAGGTAGGGCACGATATTGGCTTGATTAAATCTTTAAGGCGCCTTCCAGGAATACCCTGCCATATCATGCATTTAAGGATGGAGAAGTTCTCATCTTGGGTCTTAGGGGAGAACTCATGGGCAGAATACCCAAAGTAGCCAACAAGAAGATCATCGAGGTCAAGTTCAAGATTAGTGGTGCGCTTCGCGATATCCACAAGCTCTTCAGCAGTCGGGATGAAGTCCTCACTAGTCACTGTCTTGTTGATACGTATTAAAGTATCATCGCCAGCAACAGCAAGAGAATAATCATCAGGTCCGGAAATTCCAAATAGCTTCTGAGACCTAAGAAGATAATTGAGGAGTACCCAATTGCATAGAGTCCCCAAAACTGAGGTAAAAGGGGTACCAGAGGGGAGCCCCTTTCTTAGTCTATAGATGAACCGTTGTTTTAGGGCAACATTCTTATAGATAGTACCGGACATGACATAAACGAAGAGCTTATCGGTCTTTTTGCTGGGTGGATAACACGAACGCATAAGTCTGAAGGAAGCATACATAGCCTGCTCGATGACAGTAGAGTCAAACTTTGCCCAGTCAATCTCAATACCGATCTTCCCTTGAACCATAAAGCGGGAGATTCTCTCCCACCCACCATCGGTAAGGGGCTGGCCCATATAGCACTCAAGAGTCTTGTCCATAAAGTTAGCTTTCATCAGACCTTCCTGAATCGGTTTAACCAATACAGCCGCAATGAGGGCAACAGGAGTTTCTGGCATAAGCACGGCTCTTGACTCGACAGGCCCAGACGTAATGTCTACCTTACGCTCCCTACCTCCAAGTGACCACAATGAGTTGTCGCAAGTAGAGTAAGGCGCGTTGACGACAGTGTCCCAAATCTTCTCAGCAGTAATAATTGAGCGGGAGTAAGCACCACGCTTATTCCCTCCATGTAATTTTGAAGTAACCAGGCCAGCGTAAGCATTCGGATTAACTTGAACGGAACGAATCCACCTACGTT